AGAAGGATTTTCACCGCCGTTCGCATTACAGCGGCGTCCCGTGCAGCGTGATCTTGCGGGGCATGGGCTAGACCGCCACGGCGTGCAGGGTGATCTTCTTCACGGACTGAGCCGATGGCGTATAGCCGCCATTCGTCATGAGATAGCCGAACAGCTTGCCGCCAGCAGGAACCGTGACCTGTTTGTTGATGCCGCTGGTTTCGACGTAGCAGGTCGAGCCGAGATCGACCGGTGTTCCTAGATCGACATAGCCAGCAAACGAGGCCCTATCACCGGAAGGCAAATCCCACGCGGCATTGTCCGCAAGCGCGCTCGGAGGTGTGACGTTGTAGAGGTACAGCCGGAAGCTGGTTTCCCCAGACGGGATTGAGGATACATCCTGTTCAAGCTTGGCGGTGGTAATGACGACTTGACCGCCCGTAGATGGCCCGATGCCGTCAAATTCTAAAGCGCCCCCTTCCACATCTCCTGCCGTGTAGGCAGTCGTGTCATTTGGGCGCGTAAAGGAGGCGACCGACGAAAATCCGTCACTGCTGACAATCGAAACTGGCGTTCCCTGCGGCATCGTCTATTCCTGCGGTTGCGCGGTCTGAGCCGCCTGCTGTTGCGCCATATCCTGTTGATGCGCCTGATCGGCGGCGGTCATCTGCTGTTCGTGCTGCTGATCCGCCGCCTGCATGGTCTGTTCGTGCGTCTGATCGTTGAACTGCAAGGCCGCCTCAAGCCGCGCACTGACCTGCTGGCTATCGACATCGTTCTTGGCGCCGATGCGGGCCACCTCAATCGAGGTCAGGGCCGACAACTGCGCCATCCTCCAGCGCAATTCGGTGTCGGCTTGCGCCTTGGCGCTCGCGACCTGCGCATTAGACTGAATTTCAGCCTGCCTGATCTGTGCCTCGTTCTGAGCCTTGCTCTGCTCGAATTGCAAGCGCTGCCCTTCAAGCTGCAAGCGCCCCTGATCGACCTGGGCCTGCATCGCATCCCCGTTTGGCTGCTGCTGCGGCGGCGCGTTCTGCATGTTCTCGACAAATTCATCAACGGCCTGATCGAGATCGCGGCCAGCTCTAAACGGAGCAAGAGCGAACTTGAGCACCTGACCGGCAAACCCGGCGCTCTGCGGGCTTTGCTGAACCAGTGGCGCCAACTGCTGAAGCGTGCCTGCCAATGCCTCCAAGAACTCCGTCCGGCGCTGTTTCTCGGCATCCTCGTCCGGCTGAATGGTCGAATCCGTCTCAATGTCGAGGACGAACGGGCGAAGCTTGTTCTCACGCAGCAAAGCCATGACCTTCTCAATGGTCGGCTTTTCGTCCAAGTCCTCGATTTGCTTCTGCAACGCGGCAATCTGGCCCTGCGCCTGCTGCATCACCTGATGCGCTTTATCCGGCGCTTGCTTAGCCATCTGCATGACGTGCGGGTCGGATTGGGCCTGCTGAAGATCACCCTTGACCTTGGCGATCTGTGCGTTGAGACCCTTCAACTCCTTGGCAACATCGGCGTCTGTCGCGATGTCCATCTGCGACATATCGAGCAGCAGCTTCTTATCGTATTTCTCCGCGATCACTTCCCCGACGATACGAGCAACGTCGCGGGCGATCCTGACCAGTTCCGATTGCTTATCCCTGATGCGGACCTGGCCGAACTGCGTCTTGATCTTCTGCGCGCCCAGCGTCTCGCTGGCTTCGGTTTGCCCGCGCATGATGTCGGACAGGCCGGTGATTTCGTAAACGTCCTCGACCAACTGCTTGCGAAGATCGACGCATTGCGTGATCGTGGTCGCAATCATGTCGATCGGCAGCCAGACCACCATATCCTTGGCTGATCCACCACCAAACGCGGCAAAGTTGGAGATGGGCACCAGAATGCGGCGATTGTCCTGGTTGTTGATCGCCGCCTCGATGGCGTCGCCAATCTCACCAGCGCCGGCCGGATAGAAGCCTTTGACCTGGAGAGCTTCAGACAGCGCGGCAATGCGTGCCGTGAGTTCGTTAATCTCCTCCAGTTGGTCCTTGTAGAACAGGAAATCAGGAACAGGGACTAGCGAGCGCCGCTGCACCGTCGCATAGGCGGGCTTTGGACAGGGAAAGAAGCTATCGAGGTCAAAATACGGCTCTGACTCGTCAAGCACGTCATCGACATTCTCAGTAACCCAGACGACCTTGTTTTCGTGCTTATGCCAGATTTCCCAGATGCCTACCTTTTGGGTGCTATCGGTCGCGCCGAGCTTCTTGGCGTCCTGATCGATCTGAAAGTATGCCTGATCGATAAGCAGCGTCCCGTCTGTATCTTTCTTGGTGAACCGCTTGCGGGCCTTTTCACGATCCGGCCAGCTTCGACGGGCAACCCACGGCACTTCACCCCAATTGCGGGCGAGACCGTGCAGGAAATCCTTGCGGTCTACGTGCTCGATGCAGAGTTTCAACTCGTCGTCGTCATCGCGAACCCAGATCACACCACGAGCCGAGGCATTCACGTCATCCCGCACCAGTCGCATGGTGCTGTCGATGTCCTCGGCGTTGAACACAAAGTCCGTCGCCCGCTCCAGCAACTCACTGGCGATGGTCGGGACTGGCTTGCGGACGTTATAGCGCGGGACACAGACAGGAACCGGAGGGCGGGCATAGATCGACGGGCCGAGCACCTGAAGGTTAGCCCAGAACATCGCGAACTCGCGGTCCCGAGAGGCTTTGACCTGGCGCTCTAGGTCCGCGTATTGCTTGTCGATATTGTCGCACTTGTCCTGATAGAGAACGAACGCCTTTTCCGCATCCTTGAGCATGTCGAGCCAAGGCTTGGATTCCCCGGCTGCAATGGCTTCCTTGACCTCTTGCTCGGCAAGGGGTCCGGTGTCATCTGCCATTAGGCTCAAATCCTAATTCTTGATCCGCGTGACGGCTCTGGCACGGGCGGCGGCCTGATCTTGCCCGGAGGGGGCGCCATCGGCTTTTCAACAACGGCCTCGGGAATAATCCGCCAACTCAGCGCCAGATAGCGCATCGCGTCCGATAGATGGCTCGTCCAGTCGTGGACCTCGGACGTTCCAAAGGTCTTTTTCTCGTCGTCCCATTCGCGCCGGTACATCTCCAGCGCGGAAACCCCAACCTGTTCGCATCTCGGATGAAACACACAGCGCGGCAATGTCAGCCTAACCGCGTTGATACCGTCAAGTTTGCTAGCCGACGCGCATAGATACGGATCAAAGCCGTGGCTGCGCATGGTCTCAATGCGAGTTCGGCCGGTGCCCCACTCCTCAACCTTGGCGTCATGCGGAACGAAATCGACGCCTTTTTTCCAGCCATGCTCCGCAAAGCGAGCCTTAACCAGATCGAAGTGGTCAGGCCCAGCGCCAGGGGAGGAATAACAATCCAGAATAAACAACTGAGCGCCGACGACCTGAAACCACCAGACCGCCGTGTCATCGCGCCTGCCAATGTCCCACGCGGTATGAACAGGACGGCCTTCGATGGCCTCGATTTCAGAGATGCGGCTTTCACGCCGAACCGCTGCCATCTCCTTGGCGTAGAACGCGCCCAAGATCGCCGCATTGAACGAGCAAAGATATTCCTGCTCGAACTGAGCAATACCGACATCCTCGCCGTACAAGGCCGCATATTCGGCGCGTGCGTCGGTTAACTGGTCCTCTGTCAATGCCTTGGTATCAAGGATGCTCAGAACTTCGGCAAACCATCTCGGGTTGGCCTTGGCCATCGCCAGCATGTCGTGAACGTGGTTTCGACCTCTCGGCGTCGTGATGAATGCCGCCCAACCGTTGTTCTCCTCCAGCATTGGCCGGATGTAGCCCCAGGCCGAAGGGTTGGCCAAAGAGAACTCAGAGAACGTCACCCCCGCAACACCAGCACCCACAAGGCTGTCGTAGCGATCAGAGCCGACCAACTGCCATGTCGAGCCGTTCTTGAACCGCAGGAACATCTCCTGCTCGTTCGTCGCCTCCCTGAGGATATGCGGGAAAGCCTCGTCTATCCTCCGTTTGCCGGTGTGCGGATTGACTGCCGTCCAAAGCGCCTTGCGGGCTTGGGCGTATTCAGGAAGCGCGGTCCAGTACGTTGCCGGCCGCTCGAATGCCGCAACAGCCGTGCGATGCAACAGCACATCGTCTTTACCGGCTCTGCGATGCCAGACGCCAAGAGCTCGTTTGCCGCCCTTTTCGAGATAGTCCCAGAGTGGACGCTGATACCAACGCGGCTTCCAGCCATTCGGCAGTTCAATCGTCGGCATATCGCCTTACGATGATCTGGAGCGGGCCGCCGTCGCTATTAGCTAGCGTTGTGGCGGACAGGTCAGGCAGCACCTTGCCGAGTAACTTCACCGCTGCGGTGACTTGGCTGCTATCCATCAATGGCGTTGATGAATTAACGTGATCGGTCAGGCGGTTGATAAGCTGACTGGCCTGGATTTTCTTTCTCACCTCGTCAGGGTGCCAAAGCTGTTTTCGTTTTGCCACGGCTGCACGAGAGGTTTGAGCCCCCGCCTCCGGTTAAGATTTCAGGTCTGCCAATTTGGCCTTGGCGCGCTTCTTGATCGCACTGGCGAGTTGCGGGCCAATGTTGCCGGCGTGAAGGCTGCGTGTAGCCCCAGAGATGGCCAGCCGTGCGTGATTGGCGTCTGGAATGGGAAATGAGTGCGCCGGTCCTGCGAATTGACTCTTGGGCATGTTACGGCGTTTTGTGGCGGTCAGGATCATGTCCTGTACTCCGGCGGCAGTAAAACGACGATGCCAGATAGAAACCACGCCATGTG